TCCATCTGCCTGCGGAGCCGTCGCCAGCCCCACATCCCCATCAGATCCGCCGCAGAAGCACGGCCACCAGCACACCAGCCACCGAAGTGGTAGTGCCGGAGATGTCCACACCCAGCCGGTCACCTGCAGCGAGCTGCAGGTTGGCGGTGGTGGCGGTCAGCGCGGGCGACTGACGGGTGTTGTTCGCTGCCTTCAGGTCCACCGTGGTTGCCAGCAGCGCATCACCGTTGCCGCCGGGGGCCTCGGTGCCCTGCAGCCGTTCGACCTGCAGGGTCACATCACCAGCACCGGTGCCGAGGGTGGTGTGGATCTCATGGATTTCCACCACCTCCAGGGGCTCAGGCGCAATGAAGAACGCCTGATCCACAACGGCAGCATTGGCCAGCATGATGAGGCTGGCCGTGAAGTACGCCTGGGTAGGCGCGTCAAAAGTTGAAGGTTGGCTCATGGCGATTCCTCAATCGAAGTTGCTGATCACGGTGGCACGGGCGATGCCGATGTTCTTCAGCTCCCACACCAGATCCCAGTTGGAAGCCGTTGCCAGCTGATCCCGATCGGGATTCACAGGAGCGGTGCTCTTGTAGTTGACGCCCATCGGGTGCATGACGTTGTGCCAGTCAACGGCCATGGCATCCTCCTTCGCCAGGATGTCCCGATCGGTTTCAGTTCGCAGCCCCTGCTGATTGCCAGTGCCAATGGCACCAGGCGCGAAGAAGTAAACGGCATACTTGCCGCTCACAGCAGCAACGCTGTCATCAACGATGACGCGCATGCCCATGAAGATCGGGATTTCGACCTGACCGAAAGCGTTCTGATAGGTGCCGCCGACGGCATCATTGGCCGAATCCGGGAAGCTGCCAGCAGTGTCGGCAGCGGTCACGAAGTCAAGCGCCTTCCTCTCGTAGAGGTCGTAGTAGATGGCCGAGTGCATGCAACAGGTCGTCAGCTTGCCGCCTGCATCACCGAGTGTCGCGCGAACGCGAGCCACGGTGGACGGGCCAAGAACGGCCTGACCGCTGGCACCATCATCAACCGCAAGATCCTTGAGGGCGCCGGTGGTGTTGCTGGTCAGCGGGCCGAAGCAGCCATCAAGGATGGCCAGCAGATCCTTCTGCTGCTGGTTTGCGATCCAGGCGCCGGCCTTGTTGCCAATGGCGGCCATCGGATCAGCACCAGCAGCCATACGGGCCAGATCGCGGCTGGTCCATGCCTTGATGCGGTGCATGATGATGGCGCGTTGGCTTTCGGCGCCAATCTTGCTCGGGGTTGCCGAGCGATCATCACGCATCACCTCAGCGTCGCCGCTCAGGTTGGCGGTGAAGCTGGGGACGGTGCGGTAATCGCCGCCCTCCTCAGCATTGAGCTCCGCCATGGGGGTGGCAATACCCGACTGCAGGAATGCGCTCCGCAGCGTGGTCTGCTCCTCCAAATACGGGGTAAAAATCTCAGGGATGACAATGTCTGACCGTGTGGTCGGCATCGTGGGTTCACAGAATGAAGTGCAGTGTGCCCGCAGGGCCGTGGGTTAGGCGCTGCCATCCCCTCATGGGCCTATCTTGCCACATCATTTCACGGCCGTAGCCTTCAGCTGGGCAAATAGCGCCGGATTGGTGCGCAGCAGCTTGCCCTGTTCGGTGAGGTTGAAGCTCTCGCGGCTGAACGGATTCTTCATTCCCGCCGGCATCGTTGCCGGCACACCAGCACCAGCCGGTGCGCCACTGCCCTGCGGCCGTGGGGCCTTGAGGTAGTGCTGGGGCAGGTTCGATCGTGCCCAGTCCGCGATGGGGGTGCGCTCCAGACCGTTCACCACCACCGGGCCATCGGGGCTGGCCTCGATCTGCTCAGGTTTCAGCCGGCCGGTTTTGAACACATCATCGGGATCATGCACCACGGCCGATAGAGCGGAGCTCGCCGGCATCACCAGCTCCAGCTCACGCACCCTGGCCTCAAGCTGCGCGATGCGCTGATCGCGTTGGGCAATGCCCTCGTTGTACTGCTGCTGCAGCGTCTCACGGGCCTGGTCGTATTGCCCGCGGCTTTCGAGCTGCTGCCGCTCCTGCTCTGCCTTGAACTGCCGCAGGTCTTCCAGCTCCTGCGTCGCGGTCCGCAGCCGATCCTTCTCGGCCTTCAGTTCGCGATTCTTGGCCTCCAGTTTCGCCACGCTGTCGCGCAGCTTGTCCAGATCATCACCACCTGCCGCAGGCATGATGGTTTCGTTCGTTTCGGTCATGCCCGCAGGGCTGAATGGTCGCCTGTAGGCTACAACAGGCACACTCCATGGGTGGCGCGTGCCGTGGGGGCTTCGGCCCCCAACCTATTCAGGTCGCGATGCCGTACTGATCCGGCATCAGCCTTGGCACCGGCGGCCTGCGCTTTGGCTTGGCGGCCGGCACCTTCACCGGGGCAGCCTTCGGCACCGGCGGCCTGCGCTTTGGCTTGGCGGCCGGCACCTTCACCGGGGCAGCCTTCGGCACCGGGCAATACATCTCGCCGCGTGCGTTGCGGCGCGTGGTAGCCCGTGGATCACGCTTCTTCGCCATCAGGCTCCTCAGTGGGTCGTGGTAGTGATGCTGACAGACGATCCTCGGCAGCCTGCAACCTGCCGGCACTGAGTGCAGCGGTCGCATCCAGCTCGGCCGCGATGTCGAAGTCCTCAGGCAGCACCTCACCATCGGCCAGCATCCGAAGCGCCGTCTCCTGCGTGTAGAGCGGCTGGGCAGAGTTGTAGCCGGCCAGGATCTGCGCCATCTGGCTGGGGTCCATCTTGGTGCTCACGAAGTCGCGGTTGATGCTGCAGCTACCAGCCTGTGGCAGGTTGAGGAATGCCGCATGATGCCGCAGGCAGTTGTCGATCAGGTCCTGCAGCTGCAGTGCCACGGTCATCAGGGCAGCATCACCCTGCGACCGCTCGATGGACTTCGACAGCCCCGACTCTGCGGCAGCCTTCTGCCCCAGCACGGCCGCAACACCCAGCTGGTTGATCTGCCGCTCGATCTCGCTCAGGTGCTGGAACTGGTACTGATAGCTGGTGCCCTGCGGTTCGATGAACTCCACCCGCGCATCCACCGGCAGCGCGGTGGCAAACTGCGGCCCCACGTCCAGGGATTCCACCTCGGCCGGCACACCGAACAGGAACTGCCGGGGCACCGCCGCGATGTGCAGCTGGTTGGCCAGGTCCGACCCACGGCGGTAGGCCTGCAGGTTCAGCCAGCCCACCTCCTCCAACGGCGGCACACTCTCCAGCAGCCCCACGCGGTTGGCATAGGCCACGGCAAACGGGATCTCGTCCAGCGTCGTGGTGCCCTCATCCACCAGGTCGAACTCGCCGCCCTTGCTCAGTTGCTTGCGGTAGAGCCGAAACCGGCCGGGCTCCAGCACCCGCACCTGCTCGACCAGTTCCTCACCGAACTCTGAATCAGGATCGGCCACCACCACACGCTCCATCAGCCGAAGCTGCGTCAGCTTCTGCGTGCCGTCGCGCACCTCAGTGCGCCAGCCCAGGATGTCGCGGGGGGTGTAGGTGACCCAGTACGGCCGATCGCCCACATCGTTCGTGTCCTCACCGCGGGGGAAGTCAACCAGCACACCGATGTGGCCATAGCGCAGGCACTGCACTGCAGCATCGTGCAGCCACACGTTAAGATCGTTCCCCTGCAGGTCCACATCGAACATGTGTTCCGTGACCTGATCGGACACGTCATCGAGCCTCACCGGCTTGCGGCAGATCATGCCGGCCAGCATCTGCTCCAGCCGCGTCACATACGGCGGGCACACGCTGCCGTTGAGCCTGATCTGGTATGCCGCGTCATCCTCGCCGGGCTCCTGCGGCAACCACCGCACACCCGCCTGTTGCATGATCAGCGTGCCGCCGGCCAGGTGCTCCAGCAGGATCCACCGTGGCTCCATGCGCCGCCACGCAAAGCCGGGTTCCTCGACCCGTAGCGAGAGGCGGGTGCCGACTGCCGCAAGGGTCGGCATGCCGGTGCTGGTGTAACTGAGCGACGATGTACCCATGCCCTAGGTTGCCCTGCCCTGCCGGCCGTACAGGCGAATCCCACCCACGGCCTTGCCTGCAGTGGCGCGACCCACCTCGAACGTGCGATGCACCAGATAGCCCAGTGCATCGCACAGGTGGTCATGGCCGGCCGACTTGTCCGGTTCGCCGCGCTCGCTGTAGCTCTGCAGCTCCAGGCTCTCGATCAGCTTTCGGCATCGCGGATGGATCCGTAGCCTCACCTCGCCCTTGCCGTTGCACAGCAGCGCCTGCACGCTTGCCACACGATCTCTTATCGGTGGGTTGGCCGATGGTGCGTTGTTGCTGATGCCGTAGCTCTGCAGGATCGCGATGTCCGACCTGCTGCTGTTGGTGCTGCGGTTCGCGCCGCTTGCGTCCGGGTAGCCGGCCAGGCGTTGCTCTGGGTAGCGCCGCACAATCTCGGCACCCATGGCATCGGTGTCGTGGGCGCCGGCCACCTCATCCCAGACGTGGAGCTCTCGGCCGCGACGGAACGCCAGTACCGCATTGCAGTTCCCCACGTTGAAGTCACACCCGATCAGCAGCAGGGTGTCAACCTCAGGATCCGGCTCGGGCATGTCAGGCCAAACGTGCAGATCACGGCTGAACCGGTCGTAGACCTGACCGGTCGTCAAGTTCACGAAGTCTCCGTCCAGGTAGGCGCGGAGCAGCTGCGGGTCGTAGTTCTCCCGCAGCGTTTCCACGAAGTCGGGCGGTAGGTGGGGGTTGTCCACCGTGCGCATCCTGATCAGCAGCCGATCGTCACGGCCCTGCGCTGCCTCACTGGCGAAGGTGTTCCACATCCAGCGGAAGCCCTCTGGTGTGCTGGCGCTGCCGAACTGCCGCAGGTTGCCGGCCCGCAGTCGACCGAGGATCTTGGGGAATGCCCGATCAGCGATGCTGGGCGCCACGGTGTCGATCTCGTCCGCGAGCACCCAGCTCAGGTTGAGGCCGATGATGCGCGGCCAGTTCTCAAACGATCGGCACAGGATCGTCGTATCACCCTCCGGCAGGTGGATGGTGTACTCCGGCAACGGCGAGGCCCGGAACGAATAGGGAACGTCGTAGCGCTCCAGGAACTCCTCAAAGTCCCGTTGCCAAATGTCCCTAATGAGTGGGCCGGTCGGTTCCATGACGCAGCCCAGGAAGCCGGGGTTTGCTGCCGCGAGGTGCAACGCCTTGGCACAGAGGGCAACGGTCTTGCCTGCGCCATAGCCGGCTGTCAAGCCCACGATCTTGGCACCGGTGGCCTCCACGAAGGCCAGCTGGCCGGGGTGCAGGTCAGCGCGGACACGCTGCAGCAGGTCGGCAGTGTCGCCTGCCTCAGCCACTGCCCAGCTGTCCAACACGGTGCCACTGCAGGCGGTGAACAGGCTCACGAGCGCGGCACCCAGCCCCAGCTGCGCAGCCATGCCCGCAGGCAGTCGCCCGTCGGGGTACCGGGGGGCCAGCGGACAGCCTGGAGCACCTCAGAGCCGCCTGCAACCCATCGGGGGCCTTCCCCATCGGGGCGGATGTAGAAGCCACCCTCAGGGCCGACCTGCACCCAGATGCCGCGGTCGTCGAATGTCTGTGACCTGCCCTCAGGCGGCACCTCCACATCGAGGGCCCGCAGGATGCGCGCGCGGGTGAGCGATTCGGGGATCTCGGCCAGTTGGCGCCAGGAGGCAGGCATCAGGTCTGTTGCAGCTTGGACAGCACCCACAGCGCAAATGCGACATGCGTGCGGATTGCATGCGGGCCAGGTGGTGCAGCGGGGAAGCTCTCAGCCCACCATGCGCGGAACTGTGCTTCGAGGGTTTCAGGGGTCATTGGATGAGCTTGGCGAGGCGTGCGGCGCCGTTGATGGCACCAAGGGCGACGGATAGCTGATTGGTCTCGCGGGCCTTGCGTTGCAGGTCAGCGTATTGCGAGAGCAGTTCAGCGGCCAGCTGATCACGGGCAACATCGTCCCAATCGGAGCGGATGAGGTCACGCGCGGCCCTGATGTAGGAATCAGCGGTGCGATCGGTTACGCCCCATTCGTCTGAGGCATGTTGAAGGCATTCGCGGCGTGTGCTGCCCGTGGTGAGCATCTTGGCGAATACCTGAGCGCGGTATTCAACTTGTCCACGGGTAGTCTTCTGGGCCATTATCCCGAGACGCAGGTGATGATGCCAGATTCTGCCAAGGCGGATAGGCAGGCTTCAGCTTCGGAGATTGTAGCGGCCTGGATGGAGGAGAGCACCATGCAGGTGCCGACGTAGTAGGTGAAGAGGTAGTGATTGACGGTATCGGCCTGGAGCATGGTGCCGAGCAGGCGGTAGGTGGTTACCAGATCGAAGGCGAGGTCGTAGGAGGTCGGGAGATCGGGTGCGTCGATGTGGAGGTGAATGACGGCAGCGGGATCAGTGGGGTGGTCAGCCGAGAGGATGAAGTCTGGCATCAGCGTAACCGGGCTTCGATGTTGCGGAGGAGGATTGCGGGGATGGGCGGTGATTGCGGGATGGGCCGTTTGGGGCTCCAGTTGCCGTCGAGCCAGAGGGCGAGGGAATGGAAGTGCCCGTCTCGGTAGTTGTGGATGCTGTGGGGGGTGCTGGGGTTATGGTAGGCCTTCTATAGCTTGGTGGAAGCGAAGAGGTTCGTGCGAGGCTTACTAGGCGTG